AAGTGAAGGCTTTCACACTTGTGGAAACAAGAGTATCTAAATTTGTTATTTTTCTGACCTAAATTCTCCAATTTATATCAATGATGCCAGGTTTAACAAATACCTTATCTATCAGGTTTTTAATGGCAAAAGATTGCTCCTCATAGCTCAATTGAGTGATGTCCTTTGTGCCTAATAATTTTTGGAATTGCTTTCGGTTTTCTTCTTGGTGGATAGCTGGGTTATTATTAAGCTCATTTTCTAGTAAATCTTTTTGTTTTAAGAATGTGTAAGTTTGAGTTTTTAACTCATCTAATGAAATCATATCGTTAAGGTAGAGGTCATTAAGTCGTTTCATTTTATTATTGAGGCTATTGATTTGATTTTCTATTTCCTCAACATTTATTATTTCTGGAGTTTCAAACATTTTATTTAATTTAGCCTTATTTAGCTGCAAGAGTCTTACTTGACCTAGTACATATATTTCAATATCATCCTTTTCATAAAAGCCAGAGTTGCATTTTTGGCCATTGTTATATACTGTAATTCCTTTTGTGGTTCTTGGAAATCTATTTACACATTGGTAGCGTATATTGCGCGTGCCATCTTTTCGTTTAGTTCCTAGAGTGACTCCCATTGGAGAACCGCAGTACCCACATTTAATAATGCCGGATAACATATATTTTGCTCTAAACGGCCTTGTGTTTTTGTTAAATTCATAGGTCTCAAGTTGTCTCTTTTTAAGTTCTTTTTGCACAGCCTCAAATGTCTCACTATCAATTATTGGATCATGATTACCTTGATATACTTCTCCTCTAAATCTAACCATTCCCATATAAACTGGATTTCTTAAAACTCTACTAACTCCTTGATAGTTCCAAGGTTTGCCATTTCTTAACAAATCATTTTCATTAAGATAGTCTCTTAATTTTGTTAGTGATCTACCAGATAAGTACTCATTATAGATGGTTTTCACCACAATAGCCTCTGCTGGGTTGATATTAAGCGAGCTAGTAACTTTATCATAGGTATAACCAAATGCAATAGTACTGGTCATCATAGGTTTACCAGACTTAGCACGGCCGATCTTACCCATCATCATACGTTCTCTAATAGTATCCCTATCTAGTTGCCCGAAAGCCGACAGAATACCAACCATTGCTTTTCCTAGTGGTGTTGAGGTATCAAAGTTTTCTGTTAAGCTGATAAAGCCTATTCCATTTTTTTCTAGTACATCCTCAATAAATGAAATGTTATTACGTTGCGAGCGCCCAAGCCTTTTTAAGTCATAGACAATCATGGTATTAAATTTTTTCTTTTGGGCATCTCTCGATAGTCTGCTTAATTCCGGTCTTTCAATCGTAGCTCCAGAGATACCAGCATCAACATAAGTATCATGGATTTTCCATTTGTGTATGCTACAGTAGCTTGTAAGCAATGCAATTTGCTCATCGATACTATAACCCTCTTCTGCTTGTCCTTTTGTACTCACGCGCACATAAATAGCAACTTTATTCATCGTTAGCCTCCCTATTTTGTAAGTTTTATGGTAAAATAGGGTATAGAAAAAAGACCTATACCCTTAGTGTTTTAGGTTGCTTTTCAAATTGGTTTAAGTCCCATGCTCAAATTTTGGTCGAGGAGAGCAGGGGCTTTTTATTTTAGTTGTTTACTTTTACTTTCATAGATTTGTTTACAATGCCACTTTCTTCAGCAAGTGTTGTATCATCTTCTGATTTGATGTATAGATCAGGTGAGTTGGTAAATCCTAGATCATATCCATTATCAATTGCCCAATTGGAGAAAGTACTTTCTTTGATGCTATATAAACTATCAGCGATTTTTTGAATTTCACTGTTAGAGTTATATTTAACATCTTGAGGAACATAAAGATAGATAACATTATTACCAACAGGTTTAATTGTTACCTGGTATCCACTAGCGCTTAACTGATTATTGATTTCAGTAGTAAGATGGGATGCAAATTCAGTATTTGAAGCCTCTGTATAATCTTTACCATCGTTTTTTACTTCTTGTGATGATTGGCTAGTTTCTTCTTTGCTTGATGATGTACTAGTCTGCTCTGTTTTGTCAGTTTCTTTACTGTTATTTTTTGTGCTATCATTGCCACCGATAAAAAAGCTGGCAACCCAAACTAACAGGATAATTGCGATAAGAGATGACAAGCATCCCCCTTTTTGTTTTTGCATAGTATTCTCCTTAATTTTCCCTATAGATACTGATCACTTCCCCAATAGTGCGGATGTCATCATCTTCTGACAAGTGGATTTCCTCGTATCCACTATTTAAACTCTGCAAGTACCAGGATCCATCATAATCTCTTTTTAGCTTTTTAACAAAGTTCTTGCCGTTGATTTGGAAGATGCCAATATCATTGATGTCTACCTGACTTGTAACTTTGATAAAGAGCAGATCGTTATCTTCTATAAGAGGCTCCATCGAGTCGCCAGCAACTTTAGCTATTGTGTCATACTCGTCAGGAACATCATTAGCTCTCAGTCTTACCTCCATGTGGAGATTGTCTTCCTGGAAAGTTCCATGTCCTGCAGCTACCAAGCCCTCTACATAATCAGTAATGTAGTCCTCGTCATCTTGAGACTTGTTAAAAATAGAAACAACCTTAGAATTTTCCTGCTCATCAAGTTGTCCCTTGGCAAAGTCTAGGACTTTTTCTTGTCTAAGTTCTTCCAGTCTGTTGTATATTGGTAAGATGTCAGATTCGCCCTTAGATATCTCTAATAAAGGAGAAAATATCTCAGGTCTAATACCCAAAGCTGAACAAATTTTTATAGCATTTTCCACGTTAGCATTCATTATTCCTCGTTCTAATATAGAACGAACAGTTGAATAAGGCATGCCATTTTCTTCTGCAAAAGATTTTACAGAACTATAACGAGAAAGTATTAGTTGCTTTAGTTTTTCTTCGTTCATGGTTACCTCTCTTTCTATTTTTTATTATACCACACGATTTTTCGTATGTCTACCAAAAAAATAAAGAAAAATACGATTTTTAGTGTTGACAAACACGAAAAATGGTGTTAAACTTATATCAAGCTCAGATGAGCTTAATTTTAAAATCAAAAAACACGAAAAATCGTGTTAGAAAGGAATGCTATGTTAAATATTGATAAAGCTCGAAAAGAAAAAGGTGTAGCGATCGTAGATATGGCCGATTATTTGGGTGTGAGAGCTCAGACGGTAAGCGACAAAATTAGTGGCACTTACGATTTTAAGTTTACTGAAGCTCTCGCATTACAACAAAAATTTTTTCCAGAATATGATTTAGAATATCTTTTCACTAAAGCAGTCGAAACTGCTTAATTTTAAAATCAAAAACACGAAAAATCGCGTTAGATTAGGATAAGTTAATTATAGCAAAAGGAGGAGTTATGACAGACTTTAAAGATTTAGATTGTCAGTTTATCTTTCAAGAGTGCGACTGAAAATTATACTGCTGTTAGTAATAGCTTTATCAACGATCCTGCGCTAGATTTTACAGCTGTCGGCATCATGATGGTGGTGCTGGCTAACCACCCTAACTGGCAAGTCTATCCAGATGAAATAGCTAAGCGGAAAGGTGTTAGTCGAGACACAGTTGATAGCTACTTCAAAATATTAGAAAAAAATAGCTACCTACGAATTGTTAAAAAAGGCATGGGACGTGGTAAAGGAGTTCGTGTTTTCAGATTTTTCTCAGATGTAAAAATATCCGATTTTCAATTTGAAATCATGAAACAGAGATTGAATGAAAGTATATCTAAGTTATCCACAGGTTAGGATTTACATTTCCGAT